CTATAGTTTTCTTAAACTTAGAAACGCCACTTACACCTAATTGATAACACATTTCCATAACAACATCTTTAATTTCTTGAGGCATATACTTATACCAACTAAACTTTAAATTAATACTATCTTCTAAAGCGTGTAGTTTACGTTCAAGAATAATATCACATATATCTTTATCTAATTCTAAATCCTTAATTGCAAAGCCGTAACCTATAGTATCTATACCTAAAGAATCCTTATAAACTACACCAACATAACCTTCGTGCTGTTTAATACTATCTATTAAAGCCATTAGTCTTTTTTTGTTGTTTTTTTATTTTCACTTTTTGCTTTAGGCTTATCTAAAACTTCTATTTCAAATCTTCCATCTTTTTCTAAATTCTTTAATTTTTTAGCACCTACATACTGTTCTACATTTAATGTTTTTCCTGATGGAACTTTATTACCTCTGAATATAACTTTAATGTCTTTCATTTAATCTCCTGTTTAATATAGGGGAGCATAAAACCCCCCTATATATTATTAACTTAGTTAATTGCTTACCAAGAAGTTGTAGCTTCTTCTACAATTCCCCAACATTTAGTTTGACTTGCATCTTGAACTAATTTAGCTCCACCGATATAATCACCCACTAATTTGTGTGCAATATAATCAATGTCATACTCTGAGCTTACTGTTGGAGCTTTACTAAAACCATAAGCTAATGCAGAGTTGTGAATTAAGAACCCACCTAATACATTACCATTAGTTAAAGCACCATCATCAGAATCTACAGCATCATTGTGATTTGTAGATGTGATATGATTAGAAAGAACTACATTCATTCCCATAACAGTTCCAACTTGTCCATTAGGAACATTAGCCACACCTGTTTTAGAAATATGAATAAAATCATCTATTCTAAATAATGAAGCATATAAAGTTGGATTTAGGATAAGTGTACACTCACTAAGTGGACAGTTATTTTCTAAAGCAACTTTACTCATGTGTGCTAATGTAGCAGCATCAATAGTTTTTGCTACTGTATTTCCTGCAATATTAATACATTCTGTTGTTAATGCAAGAGCAGCTTCTACTTCTGTTTCAAATCCTAAAGCTAATTTATAGCCAATAGAATCTGCATACATAGAAAGTAAATCTGAACTTGATTGTACAACACCCATATCTTCAACCATTGCTGAAGCATATTTATGTGAAGTTAATGCTAATGCAATACTATCTTCTGTTGCATTAGTGTAATTAACAGGAACGTGAGGTGATTTTGTAGCTGCGTCTGCAACATCTGCAACTGATGGAATATTTACTGTATCACCACCACCTGCTACTAAACCTGAAAAGTCTGTTCCTACATTTGTCATCACTAAATTTTTCTTAAATGATGCTCTTACTGCTGCTGCCCATATCTCAGGAATAAATACTGCTAATTCAGTATCTGATGCTTGAGATGCAACAGGATTTGCCGAACCTATACTTGTCGCCATTTTTTCTCCGAATCTAATCCTCTATCAACTGCCAAACACGACCTTCAAGTAGGATTTTTTATTTTTTAGTATATTGAGCCATAATATCTTTCCAATTACTTTTCTTATCTTCTTTGCTCAATTTAGTCCAATCACCCACATCTTTTTTAGGTGCTTTAACTGTTCCACGAACTTGTGGCTCAACAGGAGCTTTAGAAGAAAGTTCAGATACCATAAACTCTAATACATCTAAGTCTTTATTGTTAAATTGTTCTCGCTTATCTTCAGGTAGCTTTTCTAATAAAGAAGCCTTTCTTTGCTCAACTAAACTATCATATTTTTCTTTATATGAATTAAGAGAAGTATTTTCTGCTTCTAGCTTTTCAGCTAAAGTTTTAAATTCTTCTTTTTCTTTTAATTTAGCATTTTCTTGAGATTCTAACTTTTTATTAAGTTTAGCTAATTGAGTTTCAGCGTCTTGTGCTCTTTTTCTGTACTTCTTGCTTTCTGCTATGTACTCATTCTGAGCTGCTTCCTGAGTAACATTCTCTGTACCATTATCCACTACTGCTTCATTTGATACTTGATTTTCTTCGGACATACTGCCCTCCTATATGTTGTGTAATTAATAATGCAAAATACTATATCTTGCATTTCTCCTACTTCGTAAATTAAATTAGAATGGTAGACTTATGCAAGTTTTAAATGATTATAAACAAAAATGGTTCGATTTTTTAGGGTATGAACCACACGAGGGTCAGAGAAAGTTGCACTTTCCTACCAAAGAATCTGCAAGGTTTTTTGTTATGGTGTGTGGGAGGCGTTTTGGAAAGACGACTGCGAGTGCTATGGAAGCGACCTTTTACGCCTCCCAGCCTAATCAACGTATATGGCTCGTAGGTCTTTCGTATGATAAAGCCGACTTGATGTTTAGAGAAGTGTGGGAAAAAATGGTAAAAGGACATCAAAACGATATTATCAAGGCTTCTGAAAAAGAAAGATATATCAAATTCAAGTGGGGAACTACTGTAGAAGCTAAATCGGCAGATAACCCTGATTCACTTGTAGGTGAAGGGTTAGATTTACTAATAGTAGACGAGGCAGCTAAGGTAAGACCAAGAATTTGGGATATGTATTTATCTCCCACATTATCTGATAGAAAAGGAAAAGGAATATTTATTTCGACACCAGAAGGGTTTAATTGGTTATATGATTTATACTTACTTGGAAAAACTGATGAGCTATGGGAATCACATCAAGCTCCATCTTGGGATAATGGTTTCGCTTTTCCTGAAGGTAAAGACGACAGGTTTCTCATTGAGAGAAAGCGTAATATGGCTAAAGAACTTTATGACCAAGAGTATGGAGCTCAGTTTACATCATTTGAAGGTAGGGTTTATCCTTTTGATAGGAATATTGATGTCGGTTATTATCCTTACAACCCACATCTTCCTACTTTTTGTAGTATTGATTTTGGGTACAGGATGCCTTCTGTGGGATGGTATCAAACCTACAGAGTAAATGGTGAATGGCATATAAATATGATAGATGAGATAATACACGAAAAAAACATTAAAACAGATGAACTTGCAGAAAGAATTAAAAATAAGCGATACAATGTAATGAGATATTATGGTGACCCAGCAGGGTTACAAGCACAAGGGCAGTCAGGCGTAGGAGATATAGAAATTTTTAGAAAAAAAGGCATAACAGTAAACACAATAACAGATAAAGCATCAAGAAGTATTAGTGCAGGTGTAAATCACGTTAGGAGCTTTATAGAAAACGCAAATGGCGAAAGATACCTACATTTAAACAGGAACTGTACAGGTATGGCAGAAGATTTAGAAAGTTATAGATACCCTGAAGCTATAGATAGTAAACCATTAAAGCCAGAGCCATTAAAAGACGGATATCACGACCACGGCTGCGATATGATGAGATATTTTTTTATTAACCATTTTCCAATTAAAAACAGAGAGATAAAAGTGAGGAAACGATAATGTACGAAGAAACAGATATAATATCAGAAAGTTTAAAAGAATTAAAGGTTTATAATCAAAACCAAAGAGAAAGGTATGTAAATAAGTTATTAGATTATTATAATGGTAACAATACGCAATCATATATATCTGCCAGATTTGATTTAGAGGCATTTAGGGAAGTTCCACCTTATGAAGCAAACATAACTAAAAAGTTTATAAATAAAATGTCAAGAATCTACACAGTAGGTGCTGATAGGAATGTTAATAAAAAATACGATAACCTCTCTGTATTAAAAGACGCTAAAATGAAACATATTGAAAGAATGACACGCTTAGTTGGAACTATAGCTAATAGAATTATGTTTATTGATGATGAGATGCCTCACTTTGACTATCAGCCAATTTACTATTTTCACCCTTTCTTTGGTTCTGACCCATTTAAACCAATAGCTTTATCTTATCCATTAATGAATTATACAGAAGATACATCAAATTCAGATAATTGTCAATATATTCATTGGAATGATAAGGAATATGTTATTTTTGATGAAAATGGTGGTATTTTAGAACAAAAAAGCCACAACTATGGTATTTTACCATTTGTATTTACTCACAGAGAGCATCAATGTGATTCTTTTTATGTTGAGGGTGCAAATGACATTTGTAACGCTAATGAACACATAAACATCACAATGACAGAGATGCAGCTTGGTTTAAGGTTTCAAATGTTTGGACAACCTGTTATTTCAGGAGCTGATTTAGGAAATAGACAGAGATTTGGCTCAGATGTTATCTTAGAGCTACCTTCTGATGCTAGTTATAGCATACAATCTCCAGCAGGTGATATTGAGAAGGTAATTGAGAATGTTAAGTTCCAAATGGAGCTTGTAGCACAAAATAACCACTTATCTGTACAGTTTGCACAAGATGGTGGCGAAACACCTAGTGGTATTGCTCTAAAAATCAAAGATTTAGAGAGTTTTGAGGATTATCAGGATGATTTAGCACTATGGACACGATATGAACACGAAATGTACCAAGTTGAACGAAAAATAGCACAAACATTAGGCATATCTATACCAGAGGCGTTAAAACTAGACTTTAATGAGCCTGAATATCCAATGACAGTACAAGACCAAATAGCTTTGGACAATCATAGATTAAATTTAGGTTTAATAAATAAGGCAGAACTTATGGTTGAATACAATAAAGACTTGTCTATTCAAGAGGCAAGTATTAAATTACAACAGAACGAATTAGAACAGCCACAAGGAAATAATAATGTTCAAAATAACGACCAACCTGAGAGTAGATAAGTTAGTAAAAAAAATAGCTAGTAAAAAGTCTAGGGATTTACTTATAAGGCTATATGCAGAAGAAATTGCCGAAGAATCAAGAAAATACATCACACAAGGTAAAGTTAAAACAGAAGAAGGTAGAGGATTGGCAGATTCAACAAAGGACCACAGGGAACGTAAACAAAGAGCTACGGCAAACAAACCTTTATTTTTTAGTAGAAATTTAAGAAATAGTATAAAGGCTACTAATAAAGGCGTATCATTTGCATCTTATGGACAATACCATAGAGAAGGTTATCAGGTGCCAAATAGTAAATACGCTAGAGCTTTTAAGTTTGTAAATAGAACTGTACCACCAAGAGAGTTTGTAGCTTATTTTGCCGATGATTCTATTGCTAGAAAGATAGATAGAAGGGTCAGAAGACGTTATATGGACGAAATAGGAAGGAAATAAGTATGTCTGAAAAAGAAAAAATAGAAATTCTACTAAGAAATGTTATTAATATGCACGAAAAACTTAATGTCTTGATTGATTATTTAAGTAAAGACCTTAAAGAAGACAATAAAAGAGAGTTTTATAGTGAAGAAGATAAGCTGGTAGAAATAGAAAAAGACACTTATAATGAAATGTGTGATTTAATGGGAGATGGAACAATACCTTTTATGGGTATAGCTTAATGGAGAACAATGGATATTTTAACAATACTGGAACAATTTGGAATACCTGTAGCGATGACAATAGCGTTTGGATTTTTTATATGGAGGCAGAACAGATTCATACAGGAAACTCTAATGACAGAGCTAGACCAAGACTTCAAGAGGTTGGAAGGTATTATTATTAAACTCATTGACCAGCAGAAGTTGGTCCAAATGGAACAAAAGAAACTTAATGGTATTTTTAAAGCACAAGTAGAAATAATCGCAAGACTTTCAGGTAACGGACTTAAAGACAAATTTTTAAGAATGATGGAAAAAGGTGGAATGACAGATGACTAAGCAAACAAAAAAGATGACTATAGTAACTCCTATGGGTAGTATTGAAAGTGATTCAGGCAATCATTTAGTAGATGTAGTGACAGTTCTTGGCGTTGTCGTGGCGTTAATGATACTTAAAAAGATAATAAGTAAATACGTTAGATAGATTCCTCAGCAGCAATAATAGATAACTCCCAATCTTTCCTTTGACCCTTAGTAGGTCTTTTAGCCTTTAATGGCTCTATACCAACAGCTTTAGCTCTTTTATTCCAAGCATACCACTCTTTACGCTTCTCATTACGATTCTTTTTATTTAACTCTTTGTCTATAACCTTCTTAAGAACAATCTTTTCTTCTTTAATAGTCTTAGGCTTCTCTCTAGGTGGTAATTCTTCAGCCACTACAACATCATCAAATATCTCGACAACCTCAGCGTCCTCTACATCTTCAGCCTTAAGAAACTTCTCAAAAGGACTATCAATCGTAATATTGACGTTTTTAACTAATTTACCACTATGCTCTAATACAAGCCTAGCAGCCTGTACATTCCCGTGCTTAGCTTCCCTTACCATAGAATTAATAACAGCAGGTAATTGGCTGCCAAACTCAGTCATATACCTCTCGTATATTTTATCAATAAAGTTTCCGTCTTCACGCCATTTGCTTACACAACGCTCTGCAACACCTACCTTATCTGCGACCTCTTTAATGGTCATACTAGGGTTTAAAGCGAATAACTCAATGGCTAGTACTTTTTGGGGTTTTTTCTTTGCTATAGACGTGCTCATAGGCTTTAATTTAGTACATTTTAGTACTTCTTGCAAACTTTTTTTTGAATTGGGGTGTATGGTACTTCCTTTTTGTATTTTTTGTGGAATGGGACCCGACGACACTTAAATTTTACTCATCCCCTTGTGGGGGGTTGGTGGTAGTTTTTAAATTAGGGGAAGGGGGGAAGAATACCCCCCCAAACCTAATTTTAATACCTATTTTTAACATCTATGCCGTTCTCGGAACGCATAACTCAGGGCGTTCTGCTCTTGTAAGCATTAAATCATGCATTAAAGTAGATTTAATCTCACTTGGTAATGTTTTATTTAACTTCATAGCTTTCTTATATACTTCCATGTAAGATTTAGTAGCATTTACGCCAAAATAATCCATATATTTATCTGCATAAACGTACGCACTTAATACTGAAATCTCATTACCTATTAAATCCATAACGACGTTCACAAACTTTGTTTGTAATTCTCTTTTCATTTTGTATTCTTCATTAGTTAGTTTATTCATTTTTTTCCCCTATGTTTTTTGTTATTGTTTTAACTTACCATAAGTTACGACACTTTTTGCGTACGTGTCAAGCTTTTTTTTGTTTCTTTTTTTATTTGAAAAACATTAGGGTTTTTAGTAAAATATTTTAGCTCTTGATAGACTTCATCTAAACTATCAAATCTTGTATTTTTTGCAAACCTCACACCCTCTGAATAAACGCCATAATGTAATATAGAATATCCTGTATCAATATCATCAAGTATTGTAAATCTATAACCATTAACTACCATATCAATTTTCATTACTTCACCCCTCTCACATAATCAATACTATTATTCAATAACGCCTCAAATTTAACCACTTTCTTTTCTCTTTTAATATGCCCTAAAGTGTAATTTAAATTGCCTTTTCTTACGGGCTTTAAAATTATAGCTTTGTTTGTTCTTCTTTTCATCTTTTCCCCTTTTTTTTTGTGGCTTAATTGCCTACCCCATATATTAAGAATCTTTTTTTAAATATGCAAGAACTTTTTTTAAATAATTGAAAATAATTCTTTTCACGTCGGGAAACACTTCCCCCCGTCAATGATAGCCAAATAACGCCCAAAATAGCCCTTTTTAGGGACTTTTCCCCCGTACCTTAACGCCAACACCTAAAAATCAAAATCCTACTTTTGCCTTAAAAATAAGGTAGTTACAAGGATTTAAAAAAATAATTAAATAAATACTTGACTTTAACGAAAATAATCCGTATACAAAATAGAAAATAATTTATTTTGCATAATTGAAAAAAAAGCTTGGATATTAAATTTATTGTTTTTAACTTTACATAATTGAAAAAGGGAAAATATAAAAATGGATATTTTAATTGCTATAAATATAAGCGTAATAATTTTAACATTTATTTACACTACTTAATACAGGGGATAATATGAAAACAGATATTAGAAAAGAAGAGGATTTTGAGCTATATATATTAGTATTTAATAATAAAGAGCATACGCCAATTAATAAAATAGATATTAATTATATTAATGATAATTATATATATACTAAAAATCAATTTAATATATTAAAAGAAAATTTAATTTACGAGGGGTATTATATATAAATTTACATAAAAGTAAAAAAAGACTTGACTTATATATTTGCAAGTATGTAAATTAAAGTAGTTAAAAAAATCAATAAAAAATGATTTAAAAAACGAACAACCTAAAAGACTTATAATTAAATTATGTACAGGTTTATTATAAGCAACTAATAAAATGAAACATATAAATAATAAAGAGTTTTAGGCTTTTCTCTCATAAAAAAAGCCAAAAAATTTAAAATAACAAAGGGGATATTTTGAATAAATTAAAAAATAAATTTAAATTAGATAATAATATCAAAGTATATGTACCAAGTACATTTGATGTAGATAATAAAATTGATAATAAAAAGCAAGTTAATAAAACATTAAAAGAATTATCAAATTTATTTGGTGGTAGTACAAGTTATAACGCCATTGGAACTTTTATATCAAGCAATAAAAAACTTATAAAAGAAGATGTAACAATTTGTGAAAGTTATTGCACTTTAGAAGATTTTAATAAGTCTATAAATAATGTAGTGGAATATTGCGAAAATTTAAAAGATGAGATGAAGCAAGAAGCCGTATCTCTTGAAGTAAACAATAAATTATATTTTATATAGGGGGAAAATATGAGTAAAGTAAAATTTAAAACAACAATAAAGAAAATAGAAAATATATGCTTAGATTATTCTTGGGGTAGTACAAAAAGAGAAAAAAAAGAAATCACATATAATATACAGGTTGACGCAATAAAACAATATGGCTCATTTGAAATGTATTGTGATAATGATACGAGTTATTATGCAGAGGGTGGCTTATGGTTTACTCGTGGAGTACTTACAGATTATGATGGTATATTTGATTTACCAAGTATAATTAAAGAACAATTAAAAGAGTGGGGTTTTGATACCTCAGAAATGTAATAATATAAATAAAGGGAGTTTGAAATGGAAACTATAAACGGCTATATAATTTTAATATTATTTATTTGGTGGATTTGGAATTTATTATTTAATAAAAACTTTAAAATTTTCAAATAAGTAAAAAAAGACTTGACTTATATATTTTCAAGGTTGTAAATTAAAGTAGTTAAAAAATAACTAAAAAGACTTATAATTAAATTATGCAGATTTATTATAAGCAACTAATAAAATGAAATATGAAATATTTATAATTGATTAGAGCTATCTTGTAAGCTAAACAGATTAATTATAAAAAGTAACACGAAAACGCTTTATATTGGTTTGGCGTTGAAATATAGACTTGACATATATTTGTAGTAGTGTTCGAGTAGGTGGTGGCTAAATTTATAACTTAGACATAAACCAAATATTATGTAAAACACCACCGAAAGCTTATAAAAAAATAAAGGAATAAAATATGTTAGATAAAAATAAAATAAAACAAGCTATAAAAGAATTTGAAAAGAAAATATCTTTACAAGCACCAATATTTAATGAGCGTGATATTAATCATTTAAACAATTTAAAAGAATTATTTACAAAATAAAAAGGGGATAATATGGAAAAAAACATACAAGATATATTAATACAATTAAGTATAAATTTTTCAGATAAAGCAGACAATTTATTTACAGATTGTGATAATGGTACATTAGAAAGAGAAATAAGTTATGCTAAACAAGAAATTTATAGACAAATAGCAGATGTATTAGATGAAACTATTCGTATGATAAATAAAAAGGATAAATAAAAATGAAAAAACATTGTGAAAATTGTGGTGAAGATTTTGAATGTTATTGTAATAATTATTGTGATTGTCAAACTTGCAATAATTGTTGTTGTGATAAGTGTAATTAATAAAAAGGAGAAATAAAAATGAATTACGATTTAGATAAATTATATAAATTAGGTAGATATAGAGAGAATTTATTAGTGAGTGAAGACTTTGTGTTTAGTTACTTAACAAATGTGGCGAGAATATGTCATATAACTAAAACTATACAACCTTTGGGGTGGTGGTCATCTACCACGTCAAAACATATAAATTATGTAGGTAAACACCTTGATTATGAGGTATTAAAATTAAAGGATTTAAGATGATAAAAAGAAAATTACAAGCAGTTATTAACAGATTTTCAGATGATAAGGCTCATATAAAAAGAGCATTAAAAGATTGGTATAATGAACGTGAAGAAGTAGATTTGGGTCAAATGTTTGATAGTAATGGTGATGAGGTTGTAAATGTCGAAACATATCATATAGATTTAAAAATAGATAGAGCCGAAGGTTACGTTGAAGGACTTGATGAAGCAATTAAAAAACTCGAAATGTTAAAGGAATCAATAAAAAATGATTAAAAAACTAAAAAAAGAAAATAAAGGTATTACATATAAAGAATTAGAAATTATATTAGAAGATGTATTAGCTAAAGCTATGAAACGAGATGAATTATATTATAAAAAAGGAGAAATAAATTCGAAAACTTAAAAAAAGTAATGCAACATACTATAAAAGCAACAGAAAAATTAATTGAATTTAAAGACGGAGCAGAAGACGAATATAAAAAAGCAGAAATGGAATTTACAAATTGTGTTTTAGAGGATAAAATAACACTTGAAGAATATATATTTATGAGGAATATTTTGAACAATTTAAAAGAAGACTTAGTTAAGTTTGATACAGAACAAACAAAAATAGATACGGCAATGAAAATTGCAGAAAGTGAGGATTGGTAAAAACAAATATGGAGATTATAAAGTAAAATTTAGAAAATATTGTGAATATAGAAATTCACTTCAACAAATATGCAAAAATTGTGATTGTTGGAAAATGAAAGTAGTTTTAAGGGCAAAAGAAAAAGCTAAAGCAAAACAAAAATTAACTTATAAAATAAAAAAATGGTTTAAAAAACTATTTAAAACAAAAAAAGGAGAATAAATGAGAATGAATATAAAAGAAGCAACACTTGAAGAACTTGAAAATGAGTGTGCAGAACTAATGGGAACTCAATTTGGACACAATATGATTGGTATTATATGTAATGAGGTTGATGAGAGATTTGGAAAAGAAGAAGCCGAAAGGTTATATAACTTTTACCAAATGTAAGAATATGAGTTTTGGGGATTCTCGTCTAAAAATCCCCTTTCCCCAACGGAAAAATGAACTTATAAAAGAATGGAAAATTTATGAATACATTAGACGAAGCAATATATAGAATAGTTAAACTTTTAAAGTTAAGCGATATAAATATTAAAACATTTGAAAAAGGTAGAAGTGTAGAAATATCCTTACATAGACCTCAACACATAGAAAATTTTGAATATGTTATAAGAAGAAGTGAGTATTTAGCAGTACATAAAAAGAAAGAATTTAGAAGATTTACAAGATTTATAATTAAGAGAAACTCTAAATATAGTTTTTATGATTATAAAAAATTTGTAAATAGGTTAAAAGATTTTTCAAGAGATGAGTATTTTCGTTCTCTTGGATTATAACAAACAAATAACAAACAAATAACAAACTAAAAGGAGTTAATATGAAAATTGACTTAACTATTACATATAAAGGCAATGAAATTGATTTGGACTTTAGTGAATGTGAAGATATTCACGATTGTTTAGATTTGATTGTAACAGAATTAGGACATGAAATGGATTCTAATTTTAATGGTTACTACGAAGTAAATCAAAGACCTTACTAATATAAACATATAGCATATAATATATATTTCACCTGAGTATCACTATATTAATATGCTATAAAAGAATGGAGAATTTTATGAAAAAAATGACAAGTGATATGAGATTAGAATTGTATGATAATTTTCAGTCGGCATATCAAGAGATTGTAGATATAAATGAATTATTACCATACGATATGGAAAGACAAGTTTCTATTGATAACTTGGGTAAAACAGAAAAACTATTATATAAATTTTGGAGGACAGGAAAATGAAAGAAAGAGTAATTATTGATGTATATACCACAGAAGACGGATATGAACTTATAAAAGTACATACGACTTGTAAAGGAAAATATCCACCAAATAATTGTGATACGGGATATTTTCTATATGATATTGATGAAAAATATTTTGATGATTGGGAGGTTGTCGAAGATTATAGATGTGAATAACTAACAAGGAGAACAAAAATGAATGAATTTACTAAAATTGCAAAATATATACATTCTGAAAGTCCAGAGCCAATTTCTGAAATTTTATGGCTTTTAAAGGAATATTATAAGAATGATAAAAATAAACTTATATCTGATTATAAAGATGTAATTGGAGGTTAAAATGAAAAAAGATAAAATAATGCAAGAAGTTGGTGGCTTTCAAGATGTTGCTAATGATTTTAGAGATGTTTGGAGAGATTTAGATAGTATTCTTGATTATAAGAATGAAAGAGAAAAAGAGATATTAGATAGTTTTCTTGGACAAATTATACATTTTGAAAAAGAGATTGAAAAATCTTTAGCTAAATTAATGAAAGGAGATAAAAAATGAAATTACAAATAGAAATACATAATAAAGAAGGCTTAAAAGATAAAGATATTTATAGATTAACAGAATTTTTAGAAAGTACAAATTACGATGATATTAGAGATATTTTAGAAGGTGGAGAAATATCTTTAGGTAATGATGATTTTTTAACTTTTAAAAGAATATAAATAGGAGTAAAAAATGAAAATTGCTAAATGTGGCGATATTATTCCCAAACATTGGGAATGGTATGATGATTATGATAATTGGTGTGCTATATGTTACGAGCCAATTATAAAAGAAAAATATACTTGTTTATTATGTGCAGAAAATAGAGTTAAAGACGGATTATGGAAACAAGAAGAAATGAATGATAGAATGTATGGTTTAGGAGATGAGCAATAATAACTAAGAGATTATATATGTTAAAAACTAATATTATAACCCTTATATTTGGTGTTTTGTTTAAGGCAATCCCTACCCCTCAATTATTATTGAGAGCCGATTGCCTTTATAACCCTCACATTGTGGCGATTGATAAGGCTCGTAATATTTTATTAATGAACTCGTCTATTACGATTAATCCCAACGATTCGGTTATGTTCAAACCCCTTATTTCTAACCGATTTTAAACCATTAATCGAAAAAGTATTAAACCAAAAAAATTAATGGGGTAGAAATATAAAATGGATAAATTTAAAAAGCAAGAATTATTTAATTTGTGAGGAAGAAAAAAAAGACTTGCATAATTGAAAAAGTATTCGTAAATTATAGTATCATCAACAATGATGAGGTAAAAAAACGAAAGGGAAAAAATGAATAAAACAAAACACGAACAATTAGATGAACTTATTCAAAGTCAAATTTGGATAGATTTTAATAAGCACCAAGAAGTTGAAAATTATCTTGAAGCAATATATGATGATTCTGAATTAGTATATTGGAATCAAGAAACATTCTTAAATGAAATGAATTGGTTAAATGATGGTATATCAAGTCCTGATGAATTATCTTGGATTGAAGATATGTTAGCACATAATCCAAAAGAAGTTTATAAGTTAAGAAATCATATGAAATATTATCTTAAGAAATGGGGGGGGTAAATAAAATGAAATTAACTAAAAAAACAATAGACAGACTGAACGAGTGTGCCGAAGAATATTTCTTTGAAAATGACGGCGAAGATTTTTGGGTACATCTAAATAAAGGTTGGGAAAATATTTATGAGTATGGTGTAACATCTGTACATTTAGAATCAGATAATTATGAAAACAATGATTATAAATATGGTTTGAAGTTACCTCTAACACCAAAACAGATTGAAAGATTTGTGTTTGAAGAAATTTCAGATTGTAGGAAAGGGAAGTAAAATGAAAACAAAAGTAAAACAATGGTTAAGAAAAACAATTAAACAAAATGTTGGCTCAGTTAAGGGTAGAAAAGTAGAGTTTAAAGTTGATTATAAAATTGTAGTTAATCCTTTAGATAAATCTCATTTTATGTTAGATGAAGATTGTAATCATATTTGGAATGGCGATATGGTTTTTTCTTATGATGATATGGTAGAACATATTATACATAATAAAATTGGTTATTTTGAAACTCACGTTTCTAAATATAATACATCTTATGGTTATACAGATTATGAAATCGATTTTGATAAGTGTAGCGATTGTATCAAATTTAACCTTAATGAAATACTTAAAGCAGAAAGGTAAATAAAATGAAAAAATACAGGGTACATCAAACAATATCAATTTTTGTAGAAGCAGAAAATGAGATTGAAGCAAAAGAAAAAGCACTAACTGATGATAATTTAGATGGGTGGAACAAGTGGTATGTAGAAGAATGTGATGACATTATAGACTTTTATCCACCAAAACTCGAAATCACAGAATATCATAAAGAGGACGAAAACAAAGAAGAAATAGAAGAATTAAAAGAAAAATTATTATTATTTAATTCAGATGGAGAAAATGTTGAGCTTTCTAAAAATATTGCAAAGAGTTTCAAAAAAGAGCAATTAGCTAAAATTATAATTAGATTAATAGATGAATCTTGGAAGGGAGAATAAAATGAAAAAAGAAAAAATTAAAGGAGAGCCTTTTACAGAAGTTGAAGAATTGTTAATTAGTGTAATAGATAATTTTATACTATGGAACACAACAGAATCAGATAGAGGTATAGCAGAAGAATATATAGCCAATGAACATGTTGATTATAACGATTGGTTTAAAGTAATTAAATAAAAGTAAAATAATCCTTGCATAATAGAAAAAGGGTTTTTAAATTAATACAAACAAAAGGAGAAAGAATGGGCAGAAGAAGAAACTTAACAGAATTAGAAAAAAAAGACTTAGCAAGATACACTAAAAGACTAAGATTTAATCCTCATACACAAAAGGATTATTGGGAAATTATAAAAGACGGACAAGAGGTTGTTGGAACGGCTTCTTACTCACTTTTCAAAGATTAAAAAGGAGAATAAATGGTAAATAATAATATTAATCAAAAAATAAAAGATAAGCATTGGAGTAAAAAGTATGTATGTGAATCTTTAGGTATTAATCAATGTGTAATGAGTTTATTTATAAGTGGAGTTAGAGTTCCCTCGCAAGATAGACTTAAAAAAATGGCTAAGTTCTTAGGTTGTAAGGTTACAGATTTATATCCTCAAGCTAAAGCCAAAAGAGTAACTATATACGAGTTAAACTAATAGGAGAATAAAATGAATATGAAAGACTTAGCAAAGAAGTATAATTTAACTAAAGACGATTATTGGAAGGAATCAAGAAGTGGTAAGTGGATTATAACATCTAATGCCTGTCAAAAGGTAGCCTATAAAGAGGGGATAACTTATGCTCCACCACAGATTATAAATTCTGAAAAAGACTTAGTCAGAATGGTTGTTACAGGCAAAAAAGATGATGTTGTTATATGGAAAACAGGCGAAGCAGACACTAAAAATTGTAAAAACCAATATTTGTTTGCTATGGCAGAAAAGAGAGCAAAAGATAGAGTATGCCTTTCGTTAATCAATGCGTATGGATATATATATTCTGATGTAGAAGCAGACGATTTTAAAAAACCTAAATACGAACATAGAACAGAAGAACAGGCAAAAGAATTTGAGCAACTAAAAGGACACCCTGCTTTTGAGGGTATTAAAAAGTTTTCTAATGATGAATGGAGAAAATGTAATAGCATAAAAGACTATGAAGATGTTTTGGTAAGAATGAGAAAAGAAAGAGATAAGTTTGATAGTATTACTGAACAAGTTAGTGAAGAATAAAAAGGAGAAAGAATGAACATACCAATACCTATATATTTTTGGGAAGATGACGAATCTGATTATAAACATTATGATTTTGAAGAAATGGCGAGAGCATTAGAAAAGACTATAATGGAAGAATTAGATAGAAAAGTTGCAATAACAATAATGGAGCAACAATAATGCCTAAACAACACTTAATTAAATATCACGATACTGAAGAAGCACAAATGGCTTATTGTAAATCAATAGGTTGCTACTATGAATGTGAGTGGTGTGTAGGTTACTCAGAATCAATGCCTAAACTCGTACCATACAAAAAAGCAAAGATTATTGAAACTAAGGTAGAAGCTAATGAATTTGATAATCTTGCTCAAAATGTGGTAAAAACTAAAAAATATGGCGATTTTGACCACCCACTTTATAAAGAGATTTTAAGGCTTTTTATAAAATGAGAAAACCAGACTATATAAAAATGAGAATTATGTTGTCTACTAATGAGAATGAAGAAACGCAGGATTATATTCTTAATAAAATGTCAAATGATGATGTTTTATATCAGTTTATAAAATCCTTCGGAGAATATAAAATACCAAAAAGGGAGGTATAATGAATACAAGTAATATAAGACACGAATGTTTTTTGTTTGCACAAAAAATGATGGAGCTAAATCCTAATATTATGGTTGATTTTAGCGTATTTGATGTAAATGAGCATTGTGAAGACTTAACAAAAGGAGAAAAAGAATGGAAGAAGTAATATTAAATAGGAAAGAAAAAGCAGTAAGTTTTGATAGAGATGATTTAACAATACATTTTCACAAATCATACTATACTATAACAGAACTTGAAGAAACTTTAAAAAAAGCAAAGGAGTTAGCAGATGAGAATCAGTAGAATGAACAAATATAATAAAGGTAAATTAAGAGCATTTTTTGATTTAGAACTTGATATGGGTATTACTATAAAAGGTTTTAAATTAATGGAAGGTATTAATGGTTTGTTTGCCTCTATGCCGAGCCAAGAAAAAGACGGAGAATGGTATGATACTATATTCTGTTCTAAAGATGTTCGTGGCGAAATAAATAGGATTGCTCTTGAGAGTTATGCTCAAGAAGAAAGTCCTATGGAAACATCAACGCAATCAGACGATATTCCGTTTTAATGATTAAGGTTGCAATAAAAGATAATGGGGGAGAGCCTAAGTGGATAAGTCTACAGGAATTTAAGAAGATTCTTAGAAGCACTAAATCTAATTCTCTCCCACCATCTAAAGATGTTGAAGGTTTTGAAAAATGGTGGAAAATGTATGATTATGTTAAGAATAAGGGTAAAGCAAAACTATCGTGGAACAGGCACGTCAAAAAAGAATTGATAGATGTTGTTATTGAACACACAAAAGATTATGTAAAATCAACACCCGATAAGCAATACAGGAAACACCCTACAACGTATTTAAATCAACACACTTGGAATGATGAGATTACAAAACAAGATAAAAGGATTGAAATTGAAGAATATAAACACGACACAACTGGTATGCCTATGGGTAAGTGTGAAAGATGTGGTAAGAAAGATACTTACCTTAATCAATGGGAGTTATATAAAGGCAGTAATTGTTGTAGTGTCAAGGTTTTGCCATTTAAATAAGAGGAAGTATGGATATAGACATTCAAAAGCTAAATAAAGATTTAGAAATAGCTGAACAGGCTTTACAGGCTATAATAAATGAATCTAATGATGCTATAGCAGTAAAAATAGCAGAAGATGCTTTAGAAATTATAAATTAAACTCACAGGGCAGGTAGATACATTCGCACTTATCTAATTCCTCCTTAAGGATACTTGCCCTCAAAATTGGAGAATAAATGCCGAAGTTTAAACCGAAGCAAAGACTAACAGATAAGCAATGTCCAAGATGTAAAACAGACGATAAAGGTAAATGGACAAAAAATGGATATAAATACTCTACATATTGTAGGGAATGTCAAAAATATTACAATAAAAAAAAGGGCGAAAAGATAAGAGAAAAAATTAATAAAGCAACTGACAATGGTCGATGTTGGTGGTTACACCAAAGCATTATGGCAGAATTAAATGGAAGGTGAGGTAAATAATGCCGAACAAAAGTAAACAAAAAGATAAAGAAATAGTAGTTGTTAATGATGATGGTCAAATTTACGACCCAACAGATATAACAAGAAAAATATATGATACTGAGGAACAATATGCCGAACAAAAGTAAAGCCAAAGGTAATAGATTCGAAAGAGAAATTGTAGAAGCAGTAGAGTTACACGATATTAAATGCGTTCGTGCTTGGGGTAGTAATGGAAAAGCATTTGGACACCACGAAGAAGTTGATATACTTATTGATGATGAGATTAAAGTACAAGCTAAAATAAGAAAAGCATTACCTAAATGGATTAAACCATCAGAGCACGTTGATGTTACTATAATTCGTGAAGATAGAGGTAAGTGCTATGTAATGCAAGAATTAAATGATTGGTTATTAAATAAAAAGGAGAAAGAATGAGTAAAATTAATTTAAACACAAGAGGGAATAGTATGCCTTCAGGAAGAAAGTCTATAATATTATTTTATGAAGAAATGATTGATGTAGCAAAAAACAATATAGGTTGTGTAACTGACTTCAATACAATTATTGATGAAAAATTTATATGTGTTTTGGAAAATAGACTTGAACAATTAAATTATCAAAGGAGAATAAAATGAAAAAAACAAGTAAAAAAAATAAAGTATTGCAACATTTAGTTAGTGGCAAGTCAATAACACCAATGGAAGCTCTTGAGCTTTATGGTAGCTTTAGGCTTGGTGCTATAATATTTGAGTTAAGAGATATAGGGCATAAAATTAAAACAGAAATAGCTAAAGGCTCTGGACACGCAATTTATACCTATATTAAATAACATTTAGCGTTTAAGAGATAGGTGGTGGGTTTTTATTCATTCTCCCCCCTTTAGCGTTTCCCCTTTCTACGCACTATCTCTTTAAATTGGAGAAAATATGATTAAGAAAGAATTACACTTTGTATGGATAACTAAAGACGGCAAGAAGTTTCTGGATATAGATGAAGCCGAGAAACATAATGACCTACTTATTGACCCAAAAGATATAGTGGATAAGTGGTTAGATAAACTTAAAGGAGATAAATGAATTTAGATATAAAGAGTTTTATTATAGGTATGTTAGTAATTATTGTTCTATTAGTTTTAATGGGATTTAGTGGTGGATTAGGTTCTTCTGCATATAATCCTGTATATGTAAAGATTGTATAATGGAAATATTTCAAACTATAACAATATTTTTAGCAGTTATTGGTATAATATTATATTTTGGTGGTTTTTAATATGATAAATACAAAAGATTATATTAAGTATATAAAGTCTAAACATTGTTTAGTGTGTGGGGTATCGCCAGTAGACCCAGACCATTTAGAACATATAGGTATGG